CGTTATATCTCCGGACATACAAGAACAAAGCTAAGTTCTACGTTCCGACCGGAGAAGAACTCAAAACGATTCAGGAGGCTGTCACTTTCTTTCTCCCGGTAATGGAGGAAATTGTTAAAGACAGCCCAAAACTAATCATCAAATTCTGGAACAAAACAAAGAATCTAATGACGCGCCCGGATGGTGCGTATAACGGAGTAAAGGTATCTAGCTATGAATGACATTGACTATGACAAATTGTCCAGCATGGTGGCAGATAAAGTCTCCAGCCAGATCGCTGAAAAGCTGATTCAGAAAACAACAAAGCTCACACTCTCTCGTCCAGAAGTAGAGGTTAGGATCGGTTTTGCTCCTGGCTCTTCTGCCGCCCGTGAAGTAATGAAGGATCCGAAGTTCCCTAAGCCTGACGCATTCTCCGAGAACGGGCGCGATCGTTGGTACACAAAAGACATTGACGATTACATGGAAAGCAAAAGACACGCCCGAGCCAAGCTCGCTATTTCAGCCGCTTAGCAATTTCTTCTGCGCTCGCTCTGTAGTATCTCTGGAGCATCTTTAAATCTTTGTGCCCCGTTTGTCTAGCAAGCGCCAGGACATCTAAACGGGGCGCCCCTGTTTCTGGATCAGGGCTGGCGGCCCAAGTCGCAAAAGTTGCGCGGCCGTCATGAAAATTCAGCCCTTCTTTGATTAGTCGGTTTTGAGAATCATATTCAGGTCCAAGGCCGGCTCTATCCCGAACTTTTCGGAATAACGTATCTCTGTTGTGATCGTTAAGTCCGCCAAAAATCCGTGGTTCATACTCGAGCTCCATAACTAATTTAAGAATTTCCCGAGCTCTTGCAGACAAGGCCACGTCTCTTCTTGACAATGTTTTTGTAGCCTCTGCCGGCACATGTAGCACATTGTCACCTAACCAAGAATATTCAATCTTTAAAAGCTCCCCTGCTCGCATTCCTGTTTGACAACTAAAAAGGAAGGCTGCTACCGCAAGTTGCATTTTGTTCTTTGGCACTGTGTGGCCGTCCCAACCGCTAGCCTGCAAAAGTTTCTCTATATCCTCGTCTGAAGCAACTCTCTCGCGGTGCTCTGGCTCCCGTGGTTTCTCCACACCCCGGCAAGGATTCACATCTGTGAGTTCGTTTTTAATAGCAAATTGAAAAACGTCAGAGAGAATTGTCAGCTCTCTATTAACAGTGGACGGTGAAATATAGTTGTCTCGGTTTTTGGCACGTTCGCTGAGGCGACGTTCAATGTAGTTCTCAATCGTTCTGTTTGTAAAAGAAGATAGAGTTTTAGCCGCCAGTTTATCTCTCTGGAGGCGTCTCAGTCGGATTTCTTCTGTACGTTTGGAGCGTTTCTGTGAAGTGACTTCGCTGATGTATTCGTCAATCAGCGCGGCCAGAGTAATCGAAGAAGAGCGTTCTTCGGCGCTGCCGCAAAGCGTTTTGCCTCAGCTCGAGTTTTAAATGTTTTGGAGAATCGCTGTTTGTTTCCGTCCGCCTGAAGTCTATAGCCATAAACTTCATACGTACCGCAGAGAGTTTTTCTTATTCCTGCCATATCCGCCTCGAGAATTTCCGTTAGCGTTTCCGTTAAATTTCCGTTATCTAAACCTGAATATAACGAGATATGCCAAAACGGACAACAAAAAATCCCGTTAAACCGAGGCTTAACGAGATATGACAAATAGGTCTGGTGCCCGGGACTAGCACCACATTTTCAATACTATTCAATTAGATAGCTTTAACGGTTCCGTTTAATTTCCGTTATATGGATGTAAAACGGAAATTTTTAATGGTTTTAACGGAAATTTTCACTTGTTGTATAAAAGACAAAAGGACTATTTATTTACGGCAAATACATTTGCGCTCGTCAAAATATTTACGCTCTGCAACCTCACCTCGCTTACCAATATTAAATGAATCGACTGGGCGGTGGTATCCCATCACGCGGGTCCAGACTTCACACTTCGTTCTCTCGCTGTTTGGGATACCGTGTTTTTCAAGTTCAGTCATTTTTTCTCTCCTCTATCTGAGCTGGATGGTACATCTTTCAATGATTCGTCTATCAGAGACTGCGTGCTCTGCACATCTTGCAAGAGTTGCTGAACACTTTTCAAGTGCTGGTCTAAATCGACCACACTCTCCAAGCTCCCTCTGTAACTTTCGCTGTATCGCGGCGTCTCGCTCGCGCACCCGCAAAGCAGAATCGTTAAGCACACCGATAGATTTTTCCA